TTACTTTTCAAAAATTTGCACTCGTATAGTTTTTAAACTCCATACGACTGCCAGACATAACCAAAAAGCGCCCCCAATTGTTGTAGCTTCGGCGTAGCTTAATGGTGGTAAATAAAGGTCAGCTTGACCCCATTGAAGACATGACTGCACCCCATTAGCATCAGGTGACGATAATTGCTTACAGACCATGTCCATTTCTAAAATCCCCAATTAGAGCCACTGGCTTGCGCTTTTAAACCACGCCCCCAAAAGCCAGTGGTATCTGTTATTTACACTTGTAAAAATGAATGCAGTAATCAGAGTGTTTTGTAAACTTTTTACCGCACTTCTTGCATGTATAAACAAATTCTGTCATAGTTAGATTACACATAAGTTATTGATTTAATTGACATATTATACATTATACGAAGCGGTAAAAATAACTATGTGTAATGTATAGCTTTATTTCGGTTTTCCGAAGATTTCAGGATGTGCAATGTTACTTGCACCATCCTCGTCTAAAACATCAATCATTAAATTACCTTTGGCAACTCAACTTGTTTAACGACATACTTCATAGATTTTCCTGAAGTAACCATTTCAAATGTGATATCAGCTTCTAACGGAAATTTATGTTGCTTAAGCAACACTAGATTTGTTCGGTCTTGCCAGTTAAAAACCTCACATGCATTACCAACCGCATTACCTTGCGATTGATCAAGTGGAACCTCACAGTACAAAGCTACATGATCATAATGACGACCATCGTCAGTTTTAAAATCAACAGCCTTAGCGCCTAAGATTTTCACTTTATTTTTAAATTGCATCATTGCTACATTCTCCGAGCAGTTATAAGCACATGATCTAACCGCTTCGGATAAGCGAATTGATCAGAGCAAGAAATAATATTGATTAACTCTTCAGGTTCAAAAACCTGTTTAAAAACATTGATATACTTGCCATATTGATGTTTAAGATTCTTAATGGCAGTATCAAAGTTAATGCGTGCAACCTTTTGAATTGTTTCAATTCTTGCAGGTTGAATATCTTCAGATAAAAATGCGAAACATGGGTATGAGGCTATGAAATACTCACTTGGAGCTAGCAACATATCGAACGGTAAAACACGGTCAATTGACTTAAATTCAACTTCAGCACGTTGCCAGTTATCATTCGGATCACCTTCAGCACGACCTTTCTCGTACAAACGAAGCATCTTGCCTGATTCACGTGCACCGACCATTAAAGTACGTCCTTTACCGTTTGGACGTTTCCAATTGCCTTTATGTTCGATATTCGGCATACGGTTGCCACAGCTAAAACCGCCTAAACCATCTTGCATATTGCCCCAATCAACATTGATCTTTTTACCTTCAAAGTCATCATGTGCAATATCAACACGAGTTAATTTAGCTCGTTTAGCAATAGTCACTAAGAAGTTGTAAAGTCTTAATTCCCAACCACTTTTAGCAAAGTTGCAACCACGGCCATTAATCATAATTAAGATGGTATTACGTTGACCGCCAATGCAGACAAAACCGAAATCTTCACCTAGTACATAGCTTTCTTTATAGAAATTCAGACCGCCATGACGGCATGCAGTCGTTGAGAATCCAAAGATGTGATGTAACTGGTGGTCCAATTCCTCTACAGCAGCCGTCCAACGGTGTGTATCGATGATGTATTCATCTTCATTCCAATACTTGTCGCCTAAAGTCTCAATTCCGATTGTGAAATTTACCCAGTCAATCACGGCAATTTCATTATCAGCAGGCAGACGGCATTGAACTGGTTTAACACCTGAAGATGTCATCACCATGTGAGCGTATGGAATTGTGTATAACGAATGCTCTTGATACGGGAGATCGGCGTCTTGCAGTTGCGTATCAGATGTCTTTACCCCCATCTTATTAATGGGGGTTACAACCATCGCATTTTTCAATCCCCCCGATAAAGCTGTGGGGTTTGATTGTTTTTTATACTCACCCATTAGCAAATCCCCATTGAACGGAAATTATCATTCTCAGCTTTCAACATGTCGTAGTACTCCGCTACTTTGGCAGACTTATAGCCCCACTCCACCATGCACATTTCAATGTGACGTAGAACAAGCTCCGACTCGTAAGCAGGATTTCCCCCAACAACTAAAGTACAGGCTCTATCGAAAATGATCTTGGCCACGATTTCGAATGCTTGTTCTTTATCCATTTTATACATGTATACAAATCACATTGCAGAAAATATAGAACAAATATGCATGTATATGCAACACTTGTATACATATTTATTTGTATATTTGTAGGCAGTCTAGGAACTAGGTAACAGAAATGGCAAAAACCGTGAGATTAAGTGATGAAGAACAAGAAGCGATCCGCATAAAAGCGGTTGCGTTAAATAAGAAACTTATGGAAAAAAATAAACAACCACTAAGAGATAGCGAAGTTGTACACGCTGTTATAAGTCTAGCGCTTGAGAAAATAAGTGTAGGTGCTTCAGGAAACTTGATTCTAGAGGATTAATGTAAAAGTGCCCTGCTCTAGCCTTCAGATCGCATAATGCCGACTATGTAAAATAACGCCGATTTGCCCAAAGAAATGGTTGCAAATCGGCTATGTTACATAATCAGGCACACATTATACGAACAATCGTATAATTCACCATTAAGCCTTTGATTCCATTGGGTTTTTCTTCGGTAATGGCTTCACGCTGAAAATTTGCATCTCTGCACCATACTTAGTTTGTTGCTCTGTAAATTCGATTTCTACTTCTTGGCCATTGTCTGCACACTCTTCAAGAATTGATTGAATCTGTTCAGTTGGCATCATTCCAGCAGCTGGTTTTAAATTGTATTTAACTGGCGAAAATACAGTTGTAGACAAGTAACAAGTTGGCTCACCAGTTTTCTTATTTTCACCGCGGTAAACAGATGGAAAAATTGTGCGTTTGTTAAATGATAATTGCATGATAAAAACCTCTCTTTAGGCAACTAGATGTAAGCCCTGATTCTTTGGGCTGTATTGTGAAACTGGTTGAACGTAATCTGGTGGCAATTGATCAGCCATCTTGAGTTCAAATAAACGAACAAATGGGATAACTTTGCCGTTTGGATTTTTATGTAAATTCTGAAGGTGTGAAAGCGCAATACCACACTCAAGTAAATCGTCTTTACGCTTATAAAATCGAGACTTACAATGCCGAGCTTTAACTTTGACCCAGCCATCAGTACGTAAAGAACGATAGAAATCAAGAGCGTTATAAGCTCTAACATAACTAGGATTACCTTTCTTGGTGTAAGTCACCAATTTAGATTTAAGTAAGGCTTCTAATTCATCATCACTTGCAAAGTTCATATACTCACCCTCCATTGTCTTAAGGATTGGGTCAAACGCTACGTGCCAGAGGCGTAGCAATAGTTCTGGCTGTTCATGTTGCAGCTTAATAAGCTGAAATAAATTAGATGGATAACCATTCTTGGTTAAATACGTTTTACAAATACGGGCTTCTAAACGAAGAATAGCGTTAGCAAATGGCAAGGCATTATTCATAGCAATAACAAGTGATTTAGAGCGCATACAGCCCTTATCTGCTTTCTTCTGTAGCTTATGTAATTGGCTTTTTACTTCTTCAAACTTGCCATAGGCTTTAGGTCTAACACTGGCACCGTCATTACCCCAAGAAATATAGTTATCATATTTAACTTCACGAGCTTTACGGTGACCCGAAGCCAAGCTAGCCATATAGTCAAGCGTAGGTTGAACCATATTCTGATGTGGCAATCTAAATAAATAAGTCGTATCTAGATGTAAAACCTCAGTATTTGGCAAATCTAAGATTGGGGCTAACTGGGGAAAGGCTTCGAGTAACATGCCAAGCATATGATCAGAGCCTAATTCAATAGACTCAAAACCATACACATTGTGACCTTGTAACAACTTCAACGGAGACGCCTTAATCTCAACATAAGGCGGTGTATTCATTGTATTTGTATAAAACTTAACAGCCATATCTGTATAGTCAGACGGCAAAGATTCATAAGGATGGTAAAGCTCCCCTGTTATCGTTTGACCGTCATCGGTCTTAGAAACATGGCGAGTCGCAGCAGGAATACCAAAATCGCGAATATCACCATTAAACCAATGATGATTATCAAGACTACGCACATACGTAGGAATGATTGGTATAGCTAACCGCAGAAAATCTAACATATAGCCCCAGAAAACAATTTTATTGTCTTGTTGTCATATAAACATTTACCATAAATATAAACATGACAACAAGTTTTATCAAGTGTTTTCATGACAACATGTAGAATAAACAACATGAAAACAGGAGCAAGCAAATGGCAAAGAAAAGTATGTACTTAAGAATTAAAGAATCAGAGCAAGATATGCTTAGAGAAGCTCATAGAAAAATTAATAATAAATTATTAGAAAATGGATACCCAACGGTACAAGATAGTGAAATATTGCATCAATTAATCGAAATTGGATTAAAAAAACTAGATGTAGATAATCTAGGTAGGTTCCATCTAAAAAACTAAAAGAATTGATCAAAATATAATCAAAATACTATCTAAATGATAAAATTTCTCATTTCCTCTAAAAGCATTGGTATATATAGCTCATAGACGAAATGGGAAAAAACTTTGGAGACTCAGGCACACTATTAGATAGCAGTGTGCCCTCTCACCTCAAGCTGTTCTCTCCTCCTCCGCCTCCTCGTCCCCTCGTCGTTGTCGTCGTCGATCTCAGCATGAGAATTCGCATAATGAGCACTGATGTTAAATGCCTTGCGAGGGCGTATAGAAATGGTCGCCTCATTGACAAAAAACCCCGCTAACGCGGGGCTTTAGTCAATGAACAAGGCAAGTAACATAATGCCGTATTATGCGAACTCTCAGTCATTAATTTTTAGGTAAAGAATTATCTGCAAAGGTGGTTACTTGCTCTAAAATATCAAACGCCTTATTAATACTTTCTTTATCAGTTAAGTAACCACATTTCACTAAAACATCAACTGCACCAGATAACTCATTTAGGTTTTTTAAACAATCCAAAGGTAATAAAGAAGTATCTATCACTTGGCTTGCTTTTTCTTCCAAATATTCAAAAACTTGTTTTGTCATATATCCCCCGTCAAAGTGTCTAGACTACGCCTTGAGACACTCAAAAATTATACAAGATTTAATAGTTTACACGATGTGTCTCAATTCCCCTGAAGACACTTCTCTGTTAATTATACGTCACAACAAATAGACGGTTTTTGTAGTCAGAGTGAATGATTTCATATTGTTGGTTGCTGTGCTAATACTGGAGCAGGTTCACTAATAACTTGACCAGATTGCTGTTTAGCAAAGTAATTAAATGGTCTATCACCTTGATCAATCAACTTCTTGCAATCAGATTGACTTACACCATGCAAAATTGTGCCTTGCTGAGTATAAGCCACATAACGGCCATTCTTTTTAATACAACCTGAGAAAATAGGCTTAGCCGTAACTTCATATTGAATCTGAGTTACATCAACATCATAAGGTTTATTAGGGTTGTATTGAAGCACAATACTTTGCATATCATTCTTTTCTTTTGCCAATAATTCAGCATTTCTTTTTGTCGGATCGCGTAGGTCTGCACATTGCTCAATAGTTAATCCATACTGTTTAGAACACTGCTGATCTAATAAAAGATTCTGTTCGTCAGTCTTCTGATTAGCCGTTTGACCATTCGTTTTACTATCTTTTTTGGTATCTGATGCACTTTGTTTATCCTCAAATCTTTGCGGGTTAAAAGATTTAGTATTCATTAAACCAAACACTACAAAACCAACTATTCCTAAAATAATTGATACATAGATAAATAACTGTTTTGGTAACTTAAATTTGATACTGGAATGGTCAGAAGCAGAATGATAAAGCTTTTGATATTCGTCTTTAAAATGAAACCGATAATGGTCGAAATACTTCTTATGTTTAGCATTACGATTTGCAGCAGGTTCAGGGCTAGATAACCACTTATCAAATACAAAAACATTTGTATAAGGCGGTTTAGAACTAGGACGCTTTATGAAGTACATCTTATCAATAAGCTTATGAATACCTTTCTCAATTCGCGCAGGATCCTGAGTAATTAACCAAATATCCTTGTTAAAATGACCATGAATTGTAAGGTCCTTAATCATCTGATCTTGAGAGTATTGGTTACCCTTGTACTCATATGCTTTACGCATATGTACTTCATCATAAATAATAATTGAACCATCCGGAGTATCCCGCCAATCATCTGGAGCAGGTTCAACTTCAGGTATTCTCAGACCATCAATATCACAATAAATTTGTCTTGCCGGTTTACCTTGTTCTTCTAATTTTTTATTTTCTTCAAGCATATCTAATATGGTTTTCACCATAAATTGAGATTTGCCATTACGTGGTTGACCACATACTAAATTAATCACTTTTTCGTACCCCAACTTGCATACTTGATAATGCAACACGTAAGGCAATAGCAGATAAAACCATACTGATAGCTTGATCAAATCCACTTAGACCAACAACATACAATACGTTGCCCAATGTGCCCCAATAACTTTGAATAGTGCTTACAGCTAAGGAAAATGCTCCTTGTGTTGCACCGTATGTAAATAAAGAAAGTCCAGCACCTTTAAGTAATTTTGAGACGGCACTAGATAAAATTGTTTCTGATACTTTAGAAAGAAGACTAGCTAAACTCATAGTTAATCTTCTCCCTTAACATTAATACCCGCTACAATAAAAGCTGAAGTAATAGCACCAACAGCCAACACAGCAGGCTTAAAGAAAGTAAGAGCATCACAAACAGGTTGATAAGGTAATTCAAGAGTATAAGTCTGGCCCATTAAAGTGAATTGAACAGAGTCTTTTGGACAAGCATCCGAACCCGTAAGTGTTACAGTACCTGCCGATACATCTTCATCAAATTCAACTTTTTCAGGGTCTTTCTGTTCAGGATCTTCTTTCATCCATTCATCTGTTTTTTTCCAATCGTCATACCATTTACAGACCGTAAAAGCCCATTCACAAAATACTGGAAACTCAATTGATATGGATTGACCACCAGTCGGATTTCCTTCAGGGTCTTTAATCGGTTCGGCTTTACCGTCAGCAGCCCCACCATCTTCATCCCATGTGCGATCATTAGCATTAGGTGCAGATTCTGAAGGTGGATTAGCATATTGAGGCGAACCATAAGGAGCAGGTTGATTATTAGGTGTGGGTGGAGCATTCTTTAATTTCTGGTCCATCTCATTAGCTAAATCATCACCAACACCATTACCTGAGTGTTGATAGCTATCAGCTACAGAGCTATTCATAAGACCAGTATTAGCAATAGGATTATAATGTTCTGGTTTTACAGGATCGTTATAGCCTTCACCCATCATTGCAGCCCCTAATAACTCAGGTGTTAAAGGAATTGTTTGATCTTGGGGTGGTTCTCCATTTGGATCATAATCTGGATTTACAACATACTGAATAGTAACGTTTCCGACTAAAACGCCAGAAGAATCAAAAAGATAAACTGTTTTATAATCAGCGTTAATAGTGTCTTTTATTTGGTAAGAACGTGCCTGTTTTGATGAGGCAGCAGTTGAATTGTGATAAGCCATATATGCAGCAGCAGCTGCGGTAGTAGTCGAATAATAACCAATATTTGTCCAATGCCATGCACGTGGTAAAGTCGGGTCTTTGTCTGGGTCAGCAGGTTTTTTCTTTACGTATGCACCATCCTCCATAACCCAACCAATTGCTTCAATAAGCTGAGTCGCTGCCATAACACCAACCATTTGTACGCCTGGATTCTTTGCATAGAATGCAACACGCTTGAACATAGATGCACCCACTTTTGAAGCTGTAGGCGATGCTTCTGCAATAGCAATTCTTGTTACCGTTTTTGTTTTTGCTGACACAGGGTCAGTTTCAGTGAAAGACCTTGCAGAACGCCCATAGACACGTCTTGCATAATCTTCACGGTTTTGCTGTAACTTAATTTCGCGCTGAAGCCACCAATCACCATCATCGGTGGCGTTAGCTTCAGTCATTAGAATTATTGGTGAAAGGATAATTGAGAGAGATAAGTAAAAGCGGATTGTTGTTGAAATTGTTCTTCTTAAAACATTTTTATACCAATATAAATCATCATTAATAGCCATATGTACGCCCCAATATCACCCATGCTTCACCCCGTAAACGCGACTGCGAGCCCTCGCGCGTTTACGGTGGCTCGCATGTAATACACTGGTTCTTAGAATGCAGAACGGATGTATTTAAATACTTTAATACCTAGCGGAATCAAAATTGCAGCAGCAGCTACAGTAGCACCCGCAACCTGAGCACCAGACAACTCCCCAGTAATTTCAGTTACATCAATTGCAGCATTCGATGCAGCAGTTACCCCCGCAGCCGTAGCAACTACAGCAGCTTGTTTAAAACGTTGAAGCATTACTTGTTTTTTAGTGTTCATGATTGAACTCCTTACTTTTCAAAAATTTGCACTCGTATAGTTTTTAAACTCCATACGACTGCCAGACATAACCAAAAAGCGCCCCCAATTGTTGTAGCTTCGGCGTAGCTTAATGGTGGTAAATAAAGGTCAGCTTGACCCCATTGAAGACATGACTGCACCCCATTAGCATCAGGTGACGATAATTGCTTACAGACCATGTCCATTTCTAAAATCCCCAATTAGAGCCACTGGCTTGCGCTTTTAAACCACGCCCCCAAAAGCCAGTGGTATCTGTTATTTACACTTGTAAAAATGAATGCAGTAATCAGAGTGTTTTGTAAACTTTTTACCGCACTTCTTGCATGTATAAACAAATTCTGTCATAGTTAGATTACACATAAGTTATTGATTTAATTGACATATTATACATTATACGAAGCGGTAAAAATAACTATGTGTAATGTATAGCTTTATTTCGGTTTTCCGAAGATTTCAGGATGTGCAATGTTACTTGCACCATCCTCGTCTAAAACATCAATCATTAAATTACCTTTGGCAACTCAACTTGTTTAACGACATACTTCATAGATTTTCCTGAAGTAACCATTTCAAATGTGATATCAGCTTCTAACGGAAATTTATGTTGCTTAAGCAACACTAGATTTGTTCGGTCTTGCCAGTTAAAAACCTCACATGCATTACCAACCGCATTACCTTGCGATTGATCAAGTGGAACCTCACAGTACAAAGCTACATGATCATAATGACGACCATCGTCAGTTTTAAAATCAACAGCCTTAGCGCCTAAGATTTTCACTTTATTTTTAAATTGCATCAT